CGAGGCTTTCAGAAGGAGAGTCAAGTTCGCCATTCACATGGCCAGGAACCCGGATAAGGATACAGAGAATTTGGAGAGTGCTTTTGACCCCAATTACTCAACGTTCTCCCAGTTTGAGGTTTGCGAGAACCCAGACTTTAGGAACTTAGAGACTTTCAAGGATTACAACGAGATGATCTATGAGCTGACCAGAGAGTTGGTTCATTACCGCCAGGAAGAAATGGCCAAGATTGCCTCCATGGAAAAGACCATGCTCAATGATGAGTTTATTTACACGCATGAGTCTTATTTGGATGATTTGGAAGTCCGAGGAGCTGGAGACCCAGAGAGGGCTGTTGCTGCTGAGGAAAGAGAGGGAAGCGAAGCGAGCTTTCACTCTATTGAGGAGAACCCCGGACTTTTTAGGAGGTTCGTTGGAAGGTTTTCTTCCGGTCAGAAGAGAAGGAGCAACATTGCTACCAATGACCGTGTGACGATTGAAGACTATTTGGATTTCCAGGCTGAGCGCGCTGAACGCCAGCGCCGCCGAGAGGAGGAAGAGGAGCGAGAGATCGACGAGATCGACATCGCCGAGGCCCAGGGTCTCATGGACAAGATTTGGGAAAAGTGCGCAGGCACCAAGCCAGAACACACCCTTAAGGGAATTGGAGTCGGAAACTCTGCAGAAGAGAGAGATGATGGACCAGTTTGGAGGCACTACATCGCCAACGAGTGGAAAGAACGCCTCACGTGGCACAGCTTTGAGCTGAAGTCTACGATGAATGAGTTCTCTAAGGATTCAAACGGAAAACTGTTCCTCCCAGGATGTATGAGCTCGAAGGAGTTCGAAGTCTGGAAAGGCTTCTTGGAACAATTTGGAGGAAAGATGGCAAAGAAAGCCATTGCCAATGCAGATTTCCAGAATCTCTGCATCCGCGGACTCTCTTTTGAGTCTGCCGTGATTGGACAGTGGTGGGCCACTCTCAAGAAGGAGATGCTTAATTACACATTCTTGACAATTGATGGGCGAAAGCTCATTGCAGGATTGATCATGCACGCAAGGAAGAGAGTTGCCAAAGGAGAGAGGTGCACCGACATCTTTAAGGATGAGGACACTGCCACTCTGGTTGAACTCTATTATTCGAGAGTTTCCATTGTAAAGATGGCAGAAGACGTTGAGACTCTGTTGGAAAAGATCGTCAGAGTTTCTGATGAGTTCGCTGAGAAACATCCTATTGTGAGCGGATTCATCTTCTTGCTCGGAAGCATGGTTGCCGGAGGAGTGATTGGAGGATTGATTGGATTGATCATGGGAATGCTGTTCCCCCCCCCTCAGGCCGAAGCTGGCCAAATTTTGACTCACGAACATGAGGGGTTGACTTTGGGCAAATTCGCCCAACATTGGCATGAGTGCGAAGAGTGCGGAAAGCCCTTCCAGCACGGACACCCGATCAGACTTAAGTCGGTGTCGATGACTTATGGACCTCACCTCTGCAAGGATTGCAAGAAGAAGAGTGAGAAATTGTCCCCCTACAGATTAGGAGAATTGGCCACGTCCGGAGACCCTGCCAGCAGGCAGACTCCCGTCAGGAAGGTCGAGGTTGCCAGCTCAGGCGACCCACGAACGGTCAACCGCGCTCAGCGAGTTGTTGAGTTGGCTGCCAAGGGAGATGTCAAGGCCATCGAATCGGCCAAGGAATTGCTTGAGGAGCAGAAGAAACAAGCTGAAGCGGAAGGTTCAAAGTTGAATCCGCTCAACTGGTTCAAGTCCAAACCCGAGCCCGAAGGCTGGTTTAGCAACAAGGACGAACCCGGAAAGACGAACATCCCCATGAAGGTGATTGAGGCCACAACAGGAGCCACTGCCCTCAGTTGGTTGAGCGCCCAGAGTGGACTTGAAGCTGAGGCTAGATTTGACGACAACGGACTGCAGGTTCAGAGTAAGGTTCTGAACAATTGCTACGTAATGGACATCAAGAAACCGAGCGGCCAGACCTACGGAGTTCGGTGCATGTTCGTGAAAGGACGAATCGCACTCACTGTTTCCCACGTTTTGAACTTTGTGGAACCAGGAGATGTCGTGGAGTTGAAGAGATATGGTATGACCATTCCTCTGCGCGTCCCTGCTGAAAAGTGCGCCTTTACACAATTGAGAGACAACAACGGCTATGCTGATGCTGTGCTGATTGTCTTCCCCAACTTGATCCCATTACATTCGGATCTCACGAAGTTTTTCTGCGAGAAGCAGGACCACTCTCATTTCACTGAGTTCAACGGATTGGTTGTGATGAATGGAGCAGGAGAATTCAAACGCTTTTGCTACGGATCAGTGAAACAGGCCGCCAGGATTACCTACAAGGATGAATTGGCAAGGGAGTACATCGCCATTCAATCGTATCGTTACAAGCTGGAAACAGCTCGAGGTGATTGTGGAAGCCCACTGTTTGTGGTTGGGTCTGCCTACTCAAGGAAGTTGGTTGGAATTCACGTTGCAGGAGGAAAGGGAGATGGCTACGCTTTGGCCATTTTCAAGGAGATGATTGAGGAAGGACTCGAGAAAATCAAGTTCTCTGGGCTGGAAGCCCAGTGCTCAATTGAGCCCCCGGATTATGACAAATACCTGGTGACATTGCCAGAGGAGGATCCAGAAATCCCAGAAGGACAATTCCTTCCAATTAGGAAGTTGGCCCACGCCCCTGGAGCTGCAACCAAAACGAAGTTGCGCCCATCGCTCATTCAGGAGTTTGCCGACTGGCACAGCACAACAGTGCCCGCAGTCCTGGGTCCCTACAGTGGCCCCAACGGAGAGTTGCTCGACCCCATGGCTATTGGATTGAAGAAAGCAGGAGTTCCCTGCACTTATATTGAGCCTTATTACATCGAGGCCGCTATGTTCAATTTGCTCCAAGTTTACAGCTGGGGCGCCAAGAAGGAACACAAGCAAATCTTGACGGACGTTGAGATGATCCAAGGAAGAGAACACGATCCTTTCTTGCCTGGAGTGCGGAGACAAACTTCGCCCGGTTATCCCTGGTCTTTGGACACGGATGGGATGCCCGGTAAGTCGAAATGGCTCGGAACCGGAATGGAGTATGAATGCCACCCCGAGCTCGCTGCTGCAATTGAGGAGAGAGAGAACTTGGCTCGCCAAGGAATTAGGATGCCCGTCGTTTGGGTGGACACTTTGAAGGACGAGAGGAGACCGATCGAGAAGGTTCTGCAAGGAAAGACGAGAGTCTTCTCCGCTGGACCAATGGACTACACCATTCTGTTTAGGAAGTACTTCTTGGGTTTTTGCGCCTCACTGGAGACCAACAGGATCTTCAATGAAATTAGTGTTGGAACGAATGTTTACAGCATTGATTGGCAGCATACCTTTGAGAAGGTTACGAAATTCGGAGAGGATTCCGTCGTGGCTGGAGATTTCTCCAACTTTGACGGAACGCTTCAGATTTCGATCCTGAGCGAGATGGTCAATTTGATCAACGATTGGTACGATGACGGATTCGAGAACCGACTGATTAGAAAGGTTTTGTGGGAAGATATCATCTATGCAACCCACCTTTGGAAAGACAACCTGTACGCCTGGACTCACGGACAGCCTTCTGGCTGCCCCATGACCGCCATTTTGAATTCGATCTATAATTCTGCTTCGGTGAGGATTTGTTATTTGATGCTGGCTGAGGTGCATGCACCCCACCTGGCCTCAATGCAGGATTTTAAGATGAACGTGAGCATGGTGTCTTATGGAGACGACAACCTGATCGGAATCAGCCCAAGAATTGTTAGCTGGTTCAACCAGATCACGCTGGCCGAAGCCTATGCCAGCATTGGAATGACTTACACGGACGAAAGCAAGAGCGGAGACCTTCTCCCAGTGCGAAACATCAGAGATGTTGCCTACTTGAAGAGACAGTTCCGGTTCGAACCGGTTGTCGGGAGAAACGTTGCCCCCTTGGCTTTGAACACGATTCACGACATGTGTCTGTGGATCCGCGGAGATGACGACCAAGCCATCAAGACTTTGGACAACATCAGCACGGCCCTGTTTGAAATGGCCTTGCATGGAAAAGAAGCCTACGAGGCCTTCCTGAAGAGAGTTTCGAGAGCAGTCGCCCAGAGTGAGCTCTCCACGAGAAGCCTCTTCGCTCCCATGACTTGGAGGGAGCACATGATTTCGCGATTTTTGAAAGCCGCGTCCTTGCCAGCTGCGGACGCAGAATCCGGCCACGAGCCCATGGATTATGAAGATAGCTGGACCCCAAAACTCAAGGCTTTGGTGGAGAGACAAATTGTGGAAGGTTTCTCCAGATTGGACCTGAGTTACGAGAGTGACGACGACGAAAATTCCGTCGGAGCTCAAGTAGAAGGAGGCCTATTTAGGCTGGATGATGGCACGCCGCCTTCCAAAACAAAGGGCAGTCATCCCACATGCACCCGCGCCGAGACGGTTCTAGAAGCGCAGGGAAAGTTAGAAGGGACCATGAACAACGATAGTAACAAGCAGGTCTTTGGAGACCAACCAGAGGAGGTTCTGGAAAATTTAGCCTCCACCCAGGAGATCACCAAGAATGTGATCCCGAATGTTGAGAAGAAGACTGGACAGAATGACCAGTCCACGGAGACCATGTCGAACTTGGTCGCCAAGTATTTGGAGAAGAACGTAGTTTTGTTTGACGGAGAGATCAATTTGGACAAGACCGTGACACTGCAGGAGTACATCAATTCTGCCACAGTTGCGAAGATCTTGTCGAGCTTTGGTAAGTTTAATGGAGTTTGGTGTGTGCAGTTTGAGCTTATCACCAGCACGATGAACGCTGTCGCTGGATTTTGCAAGATTAGGAGGTCTACGGACACTCCTGCCTGGGTCAGCAATGGCCAGGCTGCTTGGATCGACAACAACAGAGATGCTGTGGTTGTGTTGAAGAGACCAATTAACATCCAGGGAGACTTTGTCCCCACGACTGGAACTCTTCCCACTGCTCATGCTCTGAGCGCTGAGATGAACTTGATTGCCATCATGTCTGCTGAAACCACCCCAACGATTAGGTGCAAGATCACCTCTTGGATTGAGAACGCCACAGTCGCTTTCCCCAACAAGGCCCAAGGAAGGTTTTCCTTCCCAGTAAATTCTGAGGAGCCATCGATTGAATATTTCAACCAGAAGGGACTGAGGCACGTGGGTGAGGAGCTCATGCGAAGCAAGACTTACCTGAACGCCAACAATTTTCAGGAGACACAGCCAGTTGGTGCTCTCATCAAGAGCCAGCCCGTCTTCACACAAGCCGGCTGGCCAAATGGCTGCCCCCAGAGGGTTGCACTTGGATTAGCTAACGATTACACGACTGGCACTTTGGAGTTTCTCTTCAAGGCCGTCAAGACTCCCTTTCACAAGGGAAAGGTTAGGATTTCGGTCGAAAGAAATGGATCGACCAACGCAGAAAAGAACTCCGAGTATCCCTCTGTCGTTTGGGATCTCGCCGTTCAGGATACTTTTCGAGTGAGTGTGCCTTACTCACAATTGGATGGATTTATGGTGGGAGGATCCCCTTGGACCCCATCACTTACATTGAGAGTGGAATCGCCACTCACCAGACCAGACACTGTGTCTGACTCAGTCGCCATTGCAACTTTTTGTGGCATTTCTGACTTCAGAGTTTTGGACACCAAGGGAAGCATTCCCCCAGTTTTGAATGCCCAAGGTTTGCTCGAGGAGCATGACGCAGAGGCTGTGGACTACACGTTCACCTACCAGGGAAACCCCGCCACCAATAGAGGAGCCACCGTTTGGGAGATGATGAAGCGCTTTCCGTGCTACCACGTCCGTCGCCCCGCCGACACCAATTTCAATGCCCTCGCCATTGGCTTCAGTATGGGCTACCTGTCTGGATGGATCACCCTTTTGAAGTTCGTGACTTACTGGTGCGGTTCTTTGCAGTTTGAGATTGCCTACGGAAACTTCTTCCAGCAGTGGTACAACGATCAGGGAGTTATCACAAACTACCTGCTCGGACCATACTCTGGAAAGGTCGCCGTTGGCTACGAGTCTTTGCCTGCCTCGACTGCCATTGAGCCCACCCCGAGTTTTGTTGAACCAGACTCAATGGGCATGGACACTTATCTGGACGCTATTTCCACCGGCCAGAAGACAATTGTCGACGTTTCGCCTGTCGACTTTAGAATTGGATCCTTTGTCGGAGACGACATGTTTTTCGGACCTGGCGGCATTCTGTATCTTTATGATGGCACGATGCCCGCCGTTTCCTTGATGGTTCGCCTCGGCGACAATTTTCAGGCTGCTTATTTGCGTTAAGAGCAGCAATTTTGACTTTTTCATTTGCAAGAAATTCACGGTTTTGAGTAAATTTAACAGTTTTTGACAAATAATTAGGTGTTTTTGTTAGGATAGTATTTGGACACCCCCTTTTATGCCAGG